ATATAGGAAAAGAACCAATAGTAGGAAACTTTCAAGTTTGTGATGCAATAAGTGTAGTCAATGGTCAAGCGGCTTACACAATGCAAGTATCATCAACTAATGTAGTGCCAGAATCAGCTAATCACATGCTGGTATCTTTGAATGGTATTTTACAAAAACCAAACTCATCATTCACAGTTTCAGGTTCAACAATTACTTTCGCATCTAATCTAGCAACAGGAGATGTCATAGATTTTATAATGTTACTTGGTAATGTTCTTGATATTGGAACACCATCAGATTCTACAGTTACAAATGCAAAAACAAATTTTGTATCAACATCATCTGCGGCTGGTTTAGATATTAAAGGCGATGGTACAACTGATGGCACTTTAAGGTTGCTATGTTCTCAGGGGACACATGGAATCAAACTTGCATCACCAGCACACTCTGCTGGTCAATCTTACACTTTAAAGTTTCCAACAGGAAATGTAACTGCTGGTAAAGTTTTAAAAGTAGATTCTGTATCTGGTTCAGGTACAACAGGAATAGGACAATTATCTTTTGGTGCGGCTGGTGGTATTACAGTTGCAGATCAATTTAGAGTAACTGCAAATATTACTTCTAATGCAGATCCAGTAGCTTCAAATATTGAAAGAATAGATACTGCTGGACAAGGCACTATTACAGATTTACAGATGTCTGAAAGCTCTGGTATTTTTACTTTTCCAGCAACAGGAATTTATTTAGTAATGGCTAATTCTGGTAATATTAATATTAGTGGAACAGATAGTGTTAGTCTTTCACTTAATGTAACAACAGACAATAGTTCATATACAGGTGTCGCATCTGCAAACGATGGAAGTGTTAATGTAAGTGCAAGTTGCTCAATACAATCTTTAATAGATGTTACAGATGTTTCAAATGTAAAATGTAGTTTTTCTGTTGGTAGTATTTCTTCAGGAACTAAATATGAATGTAACACAACAACCAATACACTTACTTTTACATTTATAAGATTGGCAGATACATAGGAGATAAATTATGGCAAAAGATTATTTACAAGATGCACTTACCACATTTAATGGTGGTATGTGGTATGGTTGGAAAACACACGATGACGAAGGTAATAAAATTCCTGACAAAGATCGTATGCAATATAAGTACATAAAGATTATTAAAGATGGTGCAACGATGCCAAGTGAAGATGAAGTAAATGAAAAAATACAACAGTTAAAAGATGCTGACGCATCGGCAGAAACAAAATTTAATAATGATAAAGCATCAGGCAAACAAAAATTAAAAGATTTAGGTCTTGATGACGATGAAATAAAAGCATTGTTGGGGGTCTAATGGCTCTACTCTTTGCTAAAAACAATTCCCTTTCAGCAGTAACAGCACTTCCAGCTTCAGTATCAGGTGGGGGTCTTAATTTAATATCTACTCAAACTGCATCAAGTTCATCTACAATCAGTTTTACTTCAGGGATAGATTCTACTTACAAAGAATATATATTTAAGTTTTATAATATGCACCCAGCTACTAATGATGCAGAGTTTCAATTTAATTTAAGTTCTGATTCTGGCTCAAATTATAATGTTACAAAAACGTCAACATTTTTTACTGCTTGGCATAATGAAGATGGCTCTGATTCAAATTTTCTTTATATTAGTTCTTATGATTTAGCACAAAGTACAAATTTTCAAAGTCTTTTATGGTCAGGTGGGAATGACAACGATCATGGTGCTTCAGGTGTTTTACATTTATTTGACCCCTCTAATACAACATTTGTAAAGCATTTTATCGCTAGAACCGCAAGTACAATGAATCACTCTAGCGGAGTTGATTATGCACTTGACCATCATGTAGCTGGATATGGTAATACAACAAGTGCAATAGATGCAGTACAATTTAAGATGGACACAGGAAATATAGATAGTGGAACAATAAAAATGTATGGAGTAACCTAATGTCTTTTGGTTTAGTAAAACATAATAATAATTCTATATCAGCTATAACGAGTCCTGGACAATTAGCACAAGGTAAAATGACTTTAATAAAAGAACAAACTGCTAGTTCAAGTTCTTCAATATCTTTTGTTGATGGAAGTTCATCTGTAGTTTTAGATAGCACATACCCTATTTATATGTTCAAATTTATTAATATTCACCCTCAAACAGATGATAAAAGATTTAGATTTCAAGGGTCAATTGATGGTGGATCAAATTATAATGTTTCAATTACAAGCACAACTTTTAGAGCTTATCACGATGAGGGAAATTCAGCAACCGCACTTGAATATAGAACACCAGACGATCAAGCAAATGGAACATCTTATCAAAAACTCACAAATCCTTTAGGAAATGATAATGACCAATCAGGTAATGGAGAAATATTTATATTTTCACCATCATCAACTGTTTTTGTAAAACATTTTATATCAAGAGCAGTTTCTAGTTTTTATGCAGATTATGTAATGGACGATTTTGTAGCTGGATATTTTAACACTACATCTGCTCTAAATGCTTTTTCTTTTAATATGGAAAGTGGTAACATAGACTCTGGCACAATAAAACTATATGGAATAAAAGGAAGCTAATGAGTATTGTAAAACTAAATAACAGATCAGTAAAAGACATAACAGCTTTTGGTTCTATATCTTCTCTTGGAAGTCTTACACATATTGCAACACAAACAGCATCATCATCATCAAGCATAAGTTTTACATCAGGAATTGATAGCACCTATAAGGAATATATTTTTTATTTTGTTAATATGCACCCAGCTTCCGATACTCAAAGATTAACTTTTCAAGCAGATACAGGCACAAATACTAATTATAATCAGACAATAACATCTACTGCTTTTGGCACATATCATTTTGAAAATGGAAGCGACCAGCAATTAGCTTATGATACTAATGATGATTTAGCACAATCCACATCTTTTCAACCTTTATGTAATACAGTTGGAAATGATAATGACCAAAGTGCATCAGGTAGTTTGCATGTCTTTAATCCTAGCAGTTCTGTTTTTGTCAAACATTGGATAAGTAATTTTTGTATAAGTCATAACGAAGATTTAGTAAGTACAAGACATAATGCTGGATATTTTAACACACAAACTGCATTAACAAGGTTTCAATTTAAATTTGCATCAGGAAATATTGATAGTGGACAGATTTTATTGTTTGGTTTATCGTAAATTTTAATGTAAAAGGAGTATATTATGCCAAGATATAAATTAGTAAATGGGGAACGTATTCAGTTCACAGCAGAAGAAGAAGCACAAAGAGATCAAGAAGAAGCTGATTGGGAAGCTGGTGCGTTTGATAGAGCAATCACAGATTTAAGACAAAGAAGAAATGCTTTGTTATCTGCTACAGATTATTATGCTTTATCAGATGTCACTATGTCAGAAGATATGACTACTTACAGACAAAATCTCCGAGATATTACTGAGGGCTTAACAACAGTAGAAGAAGTAGAAGCAGTAGAATTTCCAACAAAACCATAAGAGGTTTTAATGCAACTTTCAAAACATTTTAAATTAGAAGAATTTACAAAATCTATGACCGCAACTCGAAAAGGTATAGACAACACTCCAGGAGCTGGTGAGATAAAAAACTTAGAAAACTTATGCTATGAAATACTAGAACCATTACGAGCTAAGTTTGATAAACCAATTACAATAACATCAGGGTATCGTAGTCCTCAGTTGTCAGAAGCCATAGGTTCAAAATCCACCAGTCAACATTGCAAAGGCATGGCTTCAGATATAGAGATCTTTGGAATAGCCAACATAAAAGTTGCATATTGGATACAAAACAACTGCGACTTTGATCAACTGATATTAGAGTTTTGGAATCCTAAAAATGACAAAGATTTGAATAGTGGTTGGGTTCATGTTAGCTATAACGAAAAAGGTGCAAATAGAAAACAAGTATTAACATATGATGGGAAGAGCTATGAGAATGGACTCCCTGATATGAAATGGAAAGATGGGGAGGTAATAGCATAATGGCTTTAACTAAAAAACAAAAGAAATTGCCGATTGGATTACAAAAGGCTATATTAAAAAAACAAAAACAAACCAAAAAGAAAAAGGGGAGGAAATAATGCCTTATCACTATGGTGGCGGAATGAAGCCAAAGAAAAAAAAGAAAAAGAAAAAAAAGTCTAAAATGAAACCGAGTAGAAGATAATGGTCAAGATAGCTTCAATTACTAATATAATAAAAGATTTAAAGCCTGGTCAACAAAAAACTATGAAACGTCATGCAAAGCACCATAGTTTAAAACATATGAGATCAATGGCCAGGTCTTTAAAAAAAAAAGGAACAACGTTTGCACAAGCACATAACAAAGCAATGAGGTCAGTGGGCAAATGAATGGGTTTACAACAACATCTACTCTAGCAGAGATGATAAACAAAAGGCCAATGAGGAAAAGAAGAAATGTCAAAAAAAAGAAAAAGAAAAAGCGTTCCAAAAGATAAAAAGACAGGAGTTCCTAAAAAATACTTATCAGGTCTCAAAGGCTCTAAAAGAATGACTAGAGCTAAATTAATTAAACAAGTAGCATCTATTTATAAGTCAGGTGGGTTTATACCTAGAGATTTATTAAAAAGAAGAACGAGATCATAATGGCATCAAAATTTAGAAGACCACTTTCCCCAGCAGTTAGATCAACATTAAGACGTAAAGCTAAAGCTAAAAAAGGTGTTTCATATGGAACACTTGTTAAAGTTTATAGAAGAGGACAAGGAGCTTTTTTAGGAGCTGGATCTAGACGAGTTCCGATGGGTGCTTGGGCGATGGGCCGAGTAAATTCATTTTTGAGAGGATCTAGAAAGCATGATCTTGATTTACGAAGAAAAAAAAAGTAAAAAAGGTCATGGCAACAAAAATACAACAAAACAGAGAACAACTAATTAGAGTCGAAGGTGAGCTAAAACTTTTGAAACAAGAAATCCAAACTATTAAAGGAAACCATTTATTTCACTTAGATCAGCGAGTCTCTCGTATTGAAAAAATTATGTGGGGTTGCACTATTGCAGTTGTCACTCATCTCATAGTGACCCTTATTAATTAAAGTTAGACAAAACTCTCTCCACAAGTTATAGTTGATTTCTATGAAGAGGATATTAGTGATTTCAGATATGCATATTCCTTACCACCATCAGGATAGTTTTGCATTTTTACAAGCCATAAAAAAAGAATTTAAACCAACGTTCACTATGTCTATCGGTGACTTGTTAGACTTCCATGCTATCTCAATGCATACACACGATCCTGATTTGTATAGTCCAGGCCATGAGCTTAATGCCTCTAAAGAACATATTAAAAGGCTTGAGTCTATGTTTCCAAAACTTATCGAGGTTGACTCTAATCATTCTAGTTTAGTTTATAGACGTGCAGTTAAGTTTGGTATGAGTAGACAATTTTTAAAAGACTATGGTGAGTTTTTAGGAACTAAAAAATGGAAGTGGGTGGATGATTTAACTATTACTATGTCAAATGGTGAGAAATGTTTTTTTACTCATGGAAGATCAGCTGATGTATTAAAGGTATCTCAAACTATGGGAATGTCTGCGGTTCAGGGCCATTATCATACTGCGTTTACAATTAAATATTGGGCCAACCCTGATCGTTTATTTTGGGCCATGAATGTAGGATGCCTTATCAATCAAAAAAATTTAGCTTTTGCTTATTCAAAAAACCATAAAACCAGGTTTATTGTAGGTTGTGGTGTAATACTTGATGGAATTCCACGTCTTTTGCCTATGGTATTGAACAATAAAGGCAGATGGATTAAGAAGATAGTATGACAGACAAGGTCGATGATAAAAAGGTCATTAAAGGCAAAATAAGAGCTTTTAAGAGGGGTTCAGCACTAGATAAGCAAATAGGTGGCCTCCATTACAAAAATTCAAAAATTGACCCTATTGAGCTAATAGTGGCCCACAAACTAGATTTTATAGATGGTAATATTGTTAAATATGCAGTAAGAAAAAAGGATTACGAAAGCGACAGAGAACGTTATGAAAAAATTAAACATTACTGCGAATTAGCACTGGAGTTAAAATGTGGTTCACATTAGGAAAATTAGCTCTGAAAACAGGAACAGAGATATATAAAAATAAAAAACGTGCAAAACTTTTAGAGAGTGAAGCAGAGGTCAAGCATTTAGAAAGAGCAGTAGCTGGGGAAGTAGAGCTACAAAAAATAGTACATAAAAGACAAGAATCAGATTTTAAGGATGAGTTCTGTTTAATTTTACTCTCGTTGCCTTTGTTGATTTTGGCCTATTCTGTATTTTTTGGTGACCAGGCATTACAAGAACGAGTCGATTATTTCTTTATGAAATTTGAGAATTTGCCTTACTGGTATCAAGGATTAGTTATTGGTGCATTTTCAACAATACTTGGTATTAGAGGTGTAAATACTTTCAAAAAAAAGTAATTACCTAAAGTCCATAATATGTTAATAATATTTATGGATGATTTTATATTTGTTGACGCACAATTCTTTTTTGCACCTTCAGAGGAACATGAGCCTTTAGGTAAGGCAGTTTCCATATCTTTTGTAGATAAATATCCTAACTTTGAGCATAAAGAAAAAATTTTAAAAAATTTTGAAGAGAGTGGCCTGTATCTCTTAGATTATGAGATTACTTACAGGCCAATCAATAAAAATGATGATTTAGAACCTTATAATATTACAAGGCACTAAAATATAATTGCTCCTAATACAAACCCTACTACAAAGCAGATCCACTCACGTCTATAATGGAGTTCGATTGCTTTCCAATCAGATTTTGTTTTTCCAAAATATAACATTATCTCTCCTTACCCATAAGTTGTAGTTCTCTTTTAAGCTCACTTTGTAAAAGAGAAATTTCGGTCAGCATATTATTATATTCCGTTTTAGCTTTCAAATAGTTTTTACGAGCCTCATCGTCTTTTAATCGTTGCTGGGACATATCCTTGTCTAATATAATCTTTGCGTCAATTTCTTTAACAGATATTTTTTCTTGGCCTGTTTTATATTTTATAAACAAACCAGCATTGAGTTGTTTAGTTCTCGTTTCTGTTTGTAATTGAATTGAATATGCATGATTATACTTTGCGGATAAATCTCTTAACTCATTCATAAGTTTATCTCTATCAAGGTGTAAGTAATCTTCAGAACTGGTCATCCCAATCCTCCTCTCCAGGCTCACGTGGAAGTTTATCATCCATGCTTTCCATGTTTTTATAATCCTCCATAGTCACTGGTTTAGAATTTTCAGGTGCAAACTCTTGAACAGGCATTGTAGGTATAGACTCTCCTACACTTTTAAACCCAGCACCTAGATTGCTACGTTTTTGATAAGGCTTTACTAATCTAAACGTTTCTATTAGCTCTATGTTCTCACCATATTTTGGCGTTTGGAAAGGCTCTTGAATTGTATATTGCTTTTCCATTTCCCAACCTTGCTTTACATAGTTTTGAATTTGCGGTTGGTTAAACCATTCCATTGGCATTTGAGAAGGTTTAAACTTTCTCTTGGTAATAGAGCAAGTATAAACAATCTCTGTTATTTTCCTTCTAAATGTAGGAATAGGTGGTTTTTGCCCTGTAGGATATATTGTGTTAGACTTACATCCCACATATGGGGGTTTGCTTTTTTTTTGAAAATTAGACATCTCTGCCCTCCTTCTTTTTGTACTCTTTCTTTTGTTTGTTAAAAAATTTATCAATCTTTTCCAGGTACATCGCACACCTGAAGGCTTTAAAATATTTACTTTCATGTTTCATATTTAAGGCCCACATTGATATATTTTTGTTTGGGTCTTTTGGAATGTTTACGATTGCAAGTTTTGATATTTTGTAATCAGTAGACTCTTCCAAAAACGATTTGTAAGTCACGAGCTGGGTTGGTTGATCTGAATAGAAATCCTTACTTGTTTTAAAATCCATCAAAGCAAGTTTACCATTCCAAGCCTTTTTAGTGACTAATATATCTAGACAACCAGCTCTGTCGTATTTCGGACTATAAAGAGGTAATTCAATGGCCTTTACAATAAACTTTTGTTTGGGCCACCACTCCATAAACATTTGTTGCATACGTTGTAGCGGTTGTTCATTAGATAATGCTGGTTTTTTATCTTTTAAATAAAGTTCTACAAACTCGTGCATATTAGAGCCTATATTCATATCTATTTCTTCTAATTTTTGGCCCTCACGTTTTATATCCTCTATTAAAGCGTTTATCTCATCTAAAGGTTTGTTTTGACTTAACATTTTATTTTTTAGAGCCATTAAACATTTATCTCTTTTTCTAAATGAAAAAGCTCCTGTGTCTTTGTACTTTCCAATAACAGTCGTCACACTAGACTTTGGATTTCCATCTACATAATACCTATAACCTTTTGCATTAGAGTCATATTGTATTAAGTTATTTAACTTATTAGTTATTTGTTGCCTCATCTATCCTCCTGATGTTTAGCTGGTTTTAAAAGCCATTTGACAGTCGTTCCTAAAAAGGATGCCATTCTAAACAAATCAAATGCCTTAATTTCATTATCACCTTTCTCATACTTCTGTATCTGTTGGAATGAAACGTTTAAGGCCCTCCCAACTTTTGTTTGAGTCTTATGATTACAGAGTCTAGCAAACTTAATACGTTTACCAAGCAACTTATGAAAGTTATCCCTGTCCTTTGTATTTAAGTGATAGACTTGTCTAGCTTTAGCCATAGAGTCTCGCACTTCGACTAATTGTTTTTTAGTCACTTTCCATTTACCTCTACTCATTGTTCCTCTCTTATTTTATCTAACACGTCATTTAGATATTTATTTATTTTAATTTCTGCTTCTAATCGTTTCCTGTAAATATCCACAAGCCCTTTATACAATTTAATTAACTCTTCATTTACATCCATATATTTATCCTTCTAGTTTAAAACCAAATGGTTTCTGCCTTCCATACATTTTCTATAAATATCTGTGTACTGAGTCTCAGCTCTTGGACTCAATATCCAAAAATTTATATTACCAAAAAATGTAGTGTTGTTATCTGCAAGTTTTTCACAAAGTATTAAGTCATTTGATATTTCACTTGCATTGCTTAACTCAAACTTAGAACGACCCTTTGTATCTACTAAGGGTGTATAAGTCGAGCAACTTTGTAGTAAGGTCATAAAGACCCCTAGTGTTATTATCCTTTTTAACATTTGTCCTCTCTTTTTAGTTTATGTCATTACTTTTACGTCAAACAATTTTAAAGCCTGGACTTTTTTCTTTTCTTTAAGTTCCTTTAGCTTTTCCTCAGTATTTTTAATCTGTGCTACGATTTTAAAATACTTTTTATTTTGTTTGAGGTTTTTGGTAGTGTTTAATATCATAAACCCTCGCTTTGTTTTTGTTTACAACGTCAATCAACGTTGCATTTGGCCCATAAGAACCAAATTTTTTTTTAAAGTATTTAGGCCAGTCTTTAGCCTTGCCTTTAAATATTGATACAATCATTTGTCCTCCAAGTATTTGATATAAATTCTATCTTCAAACTCGTCAGTCCAAACTTTTGCTTTTGGAAAAGTTTTAGTGATTGTATTAAAAACTTTAAACAAGTCTCTATCTTCACAATCAACCAAGTGTTGATATTCCATATATTTATATGGTTTGCCTTCACATTTAGGACTCATACAAATATTAGACATATCTACAGAAAAACCTGATTTGTCTACTACAGGCTCTTTCCATATTTTATTTAATGCATTGTGGAGTTTGCTCCAATTAGCAACGCACTGCTCTTTACTTACTTTTAAGTGTTCATATGCTTTAGGCATAATCATCTCCTTTTTTTGTTAGTTGTTTATTATCCATAACCGACTCATATCGCAGTTGAATCATAAAATCAAGCGTTCAGTTGTATAAAAAGTGGATAAATAAGTTAGGTTTTATGCGGTTTTTAGGCGTATTATACAAATTTAAGTTGTATATACCCTTATTTAATTGAAAAAAATATTATTATTGTTAAAAGAATTAAAAAGGGATAGTACTGAGTC